CCCGCCATACTAAAAGATGCACACGGGGGTGAACCATCTAAAATATCTAATTCTCCTTTTTTTAATTTTATTTTATTTAAAATTGTTTCTCCTTTTAATGTTCTAATGTCATTTGTAAAAACATAAGTATTAGGATAATTTTTAGAATATGTTTTATGAGCAGCTTCAATAAATTCATTAATAGCTAATATGTGTCCACCAGCTAATTTATACCCAGTAGAACTACCACCCCCACCGGCAAATAAAGAAACCACATTAAAAAGTTTTTTTTTGCTATTTTTTTTGACTAACTCTAAATTATATATAAAAGGTTTCATTTAATTAATAACCAACTTTTAAAATTTAATGATTGATAAAATGATTGTATTTTTTTAAAACCACTTTTTTTAAACATTTTTATGTTTTCTTTTTCTGTTAATGGTCGCATTATAGATCTTAAATCTATTTGTTTTTTTAAAATTTCTTTATAAGTAAAGTTTTTTAATTTTTGATCGTAATGTGAAAAAGTAAAAATATCTTCACAAAAACCATCATTTATATAAATTTTTTCAGCTACAATACAAGCACCACCAATATTAAGATTATTGTATATTTTTTTTAAAACACTATATCTTTTTCTAATTTCTAAAAATTGTAAAGTAAAAATTAATAATATTAGATTAGTGTTATAAAGTTTTATACTTTTATCAGTTATGTCTCTATTATAAAAAGAAATGTTTTTAGTTGATTTTTCTTTTAATAAATTTTTAGATATATCATAACCTACAAATGAAGAATTATTTTTATTAATAGAATTTAGTTTTTTTAAAAGTAAACCAGTAGAACAACCTAAATCATAAACATTAGAGTTTTTTGTTATAAAATATGTAGATATAGATTGTATTAATTCTATAAGATTATTGTATCCTGATATACTTTGATTGATATGATTATCAAAATTTTTTATAGTATCAAAACTAAATTTTTCTTTATTTGTTAGTGTCATAAGTTATTTTTTTATTATTAGGTAATACATAGTTTATCTTATCTATCATTTCATTATTTTCAAAGTCAGTAGTTCTAGGGCATTTCATAACAACTTTTTCCAAATCTTTTAAATCAATATCTTTTAAATCATAGTAATACAATTTATTTTCAAAAGCAACTACATAATAACAGTCTTTGTCTTTACATAATTGTATTAACTTATCATATTTATATTTTTCTATCATCCATTTATCATAAAATGTTTTACGAACTTTTAATTCTATTATACTTTTTATTGTTTCCATATCATAATGAGACATTTGCGATGAATCTTTGATGTCATCTATTCTTGATTTTAAATATTTTCTAACATCTAATTCATTTTTAAATATCATACTATTAAACTTCCATCATTGTTAAGTGTGTCCCAGTTAAATCCTGAAACAATATTTTTTTCTTTATAATTCTTATAGCTATCAAAGGCTATTCTCCAAGCAAGTTTTCCTTTTTCAATTAAATCTTCTGATAATGAATAAACTGCGACATCATAAGGATATTTATTTTCTATTGCTATAAAACGAAATTCTGACGGATCATATCCTAGTGCTTCACTATAGAAGCACGCTTGTAAATGATATGCATATTTATAAATAGAACTTTTAAATGCTTGTGGTGAAGCGTCTTGACAAGTTTTAATGTCGAGTATATATCTATCACGTTTAAGACCATCAGGTCTTACTCTAACGTCTATATCATCAATCTTACCATAATAACTATGTTCTACTTCATTAATATCTAAAAGTAGCTTAGAAGCTAAATTATGTGAATGAACATTATCTACTATATATTGTAACGCTTTATTTTCATCATAAGTAATTAATGTTTTGTTTTTGTTTTTTTCTATTATAGAATCTCTTTTTTCTCTATCTTTTTTTAAACGTAAGTTTATATCTTGAGGCAATACAATTATATCTTTATTATCAGGTTCTAATAAAACGCTATGTACTGCGTTACCAAAATTCATTGCACTAGAATTATATGGTGTTTGATTTAAAAAATGATACATAGATTTTTTATAGATAAGTTTTAATCCACTTGCACTTATAGAATTATGTGAATGATATGTTTTATTACTATCTTTTATTTTTCTCAATGTTTTTAATTTAAAAAAGTGCTTTCATTTTCTATAACCACTTGTGATTTATATAAAAATCCAGCACTTCCAAACAAACTAACTAACTTATTAACTTACTATTTTGTTACCTATTTAAAATGGTAATGGATTGTTTGTATTTTGTTGAACATTACTACTATTTGTTTCTTGTGTTTTAGGTTTTATTTTACTAGGATCAGCCCATACAACATTAACATTCTTACCATATTTGTCCGCTTCTCGTCTTTTTGATATTCTCAAACGAATAAATTTAGTTCCTTTAAATTCCTCTACAACATTAGGATTTTCTTTTACTTTGTTAAGATTAATTGTAATGTTATAAAATTCACCGTATTGACCAGTAGCGGTTTTACCGTTACCTAGATAAATTGTATTTGATTCTTGCATATTATTTATATTTATTTTAAAAGTTTATTATTAGTTAATTGTGCTACTTTTCCGTTAGCACACCAGTATCCAAAATGTGATGCAGTTTTAATTATATCACTTTCTGAAATATCTTCACAATCATCATTACACTTTAGCTTCCAAAAATCTATTGCAGCCTTTAGTGATGATTGTCTTATTATTTGATTTTGTGTATCGTTCATTATATTTCAAGTGTTAAAGATTTTACAAAACCAACTCTTACCATTAATTCCAATTCACTTAATTTAAATGAACTAGGATCGTTGAACTTATTATGTAATGTCATAGGTGTAACTCTTAGCTTTCTAGCTAAAGTTTGCTTTGACATTTCTAGTTCTTTAAGTCTATACTCTAATTGTAATTTTTTAAGCATAAGCAAATCTATATATAATATATTTATAAAACAACTAATTTATTTTGTTTTCATCAAATTTATTATTAATTTCAAGCTAATGATGTTATTTAGATTTTTCCCCCTAATAACTATAAGAGCTATTAGATATAATAATAATCTCTTTTTTTTTATATAATAAAAAAAAGAGATTTATTAATAGATACTTATCACTAATAGATACTTATATCTAATAGATACTTATCTCTAATAGATACTTATCTCTAATAGATATAATAATAATAAAATAACATTTTTTTTTAATAAAACAACTACTTATATGAAAAATAAAAAAGAAAAAATTAGAAGTCAGGCTAGAGTATCACAAAAGGTAGGCGAGTTTCTACAAGAGTTTGAAACAGCATTTGAGACGTTTAAGTTCGTAGATGTTTCTAGTAAGAGATCTCAATATAATAGAGATGTAGATGAAGCATTTTTTACATTAGCAAAAAAAACAATTGAAAAACTTGCGAAGCTAATTGTATTAACAAACGCTTATGAGATGTATCACCTTCACGAATACCGACAAACAATATTGAAACATAAAGAAGATATTAAAAATATTTATGAAAAAATAAATGATATAAAACTATGAAAAAACTAAAAATATATGACTTTGATGAAGTGCTTAAAAGAGAAGATGATGCTCAATCGTGTAAGGAAATATTTGTAAATGATATACGTGATAAGTTAGATGAATATTTTAAAGATGGTTATCCATTAGGTGAGACATCTACTATAAATAAATTAGATGACAACTTTAGATGGCGTAAAGGATTTTTATATTGTTGTAGTGGATACCCTCAATCAGGTAAGTCTGAAATAATAAATTACCTTATGATATTACGAGCAAAACAATATGATGAAAAAATATTGATGTATTCACCCGAGACGAATACCTATGAATTTATTTCAAACTTAGTACGTGCTTACATAGGAAAAAACGTAAATCCTGAATTTGATAACGTATGTACAAAAGATGAATGGAACAAAGGACTTGATTTTATTAATGATCACTTTGCATTTTTAGAAAATAGAGATGAAATGCCCTCAATAAAAACATTAATTGAAACGTATCAAAGGTTTTATAAAAAAGGATACTCTTGTTTTATTATAGATCCACTTAATTGGGTCGTAGAATCTAACGTGGGTGAGGTAAATATGTATCAATATCTGAAATTATCATTGACTACATTAAAACAATTTGCTAAAAGTACTGAAAGTATTATGATTTATGTGGAGCATCCTAAGACACCTGCACCAGTAAAAGGTAAAATACCTAAAGCTACAGCTTTTAGTCTCGCAGGCGGCACGATGCACTTTAATAAAGTTGATTGTATGATACTTATGCATAGATTAACACAAGAAGATTTAGAAGATAAAATATCTAAAGGTGAACTTTTATCAAAAATATTAGATAATAATCAAGAAAATAATATTAATTTTGTGGAGTTTGAAACGGTAAAAATGAAAAGTCAACGATTAAACGGAACACTTGGAAGCCGCATCTTACAGTATGATTTTATAACAGGACAATTTAAATAATTAAATATGACGCAAGAACAAGCATTGCAAATAGTAGTACAAGTATGTGAAAAAGGTAATAAAGCTGGAATATTCACATTATCAGAATCTTCTCTAGTGTTACAAGCATTAGAACAATTTGGTGTAAAACCCCCTAAAGTTGAAGATATAAAAGATGCTGATGTACAAGAGACGAAAGAAACAAAAGAAGTTAAAGATTAAATATCTTTTTGATTGTGATAGCGAAGTAATTTTTGGATATACTGATAATCCTTGTAGAACAGTATCTAGTTTATGGACAGTTTTTGATGATAAAAATAAAAAAGTGTTTATAGATATAGATAACACTTTAAAAAATTATAATATAAGAAGAAAATCCTTACAACTTTTAGAAATAAATTATATAAAAACATATAAATATTTAAATAAAAGCATTGAACGTAATGAA